AACCAACTTGTTTCACCTTCGAGACACCTTGTATTGTTATGCTAAAAATATGCATAAATATGCAGAAAAGCAAAAAAAAACCTTTTAAAAACTTTACTTAGGCGTTAATATGTGTAAACAATATGAATTTTAAGACTACACAAAACCTACGGACACTACAAGAAATTATGGATGCACATCGTGTTTCAGTTCGAGGTTTAGCTTCTCTATGTGGGTTATCACCAAGTATGGTATCAAGACTTATAAACAAACAACGAAAATTTAAATTAAGGCATAAAATAAATATTGCAAAAATTTTTAACACGAAAATGGAAAATATAATATGGCCATAACAGAACAAGGATGGTTAAGTAAAAAGCAAGCTGCTGAATATCTTGGTGTTTCCTATCGTGGAATACAATATGCAATTAATCTTAAAAAAAGAAATTTAGCTAACCAAACTTTAGAATTAAAAGAATACGGAAATCGTACACTTATTAGTAAAAAAAGTATCGATGTAACCGAAAAAATTATAATAGATGAAAAGAAACTTGCTCCACAATACTAGACGGCATTTGTGCAAAATCTGTCTCCTAACCTCACATCGACTAACATGAGTGTCGTCTAGTGGATTACATTATTTATATAGAAGATAAACAAGAGCAAATTAATACGGCTGCTAAAATATTTCAATTTTTACAAGATGCATACACTTACACTCCAAAAGAAAAAAATATATCAATTGGTATTAGTGGTGTCGCAGATGATAAAGCTTTAGCGCAGATTGCTGCGTTAATTGATAGGAAGGGTTATAACATAAAAGCAGAAAGCCCGGAACCACCCGAGCTTTCCACGGACTATGTTAGTAACCATAGTTAATAACACAGAAGACAGGAGAATATAGTTTATGGGAGTATTACCAAACAACTATGAAGTTCCGAAAAGTGGTTCTAGTGATTTATTTATAAAGTTAGAACCTGGCGAAACTAAGATTCGCATATTAGACGAACCAACACTAGGATATATCTATTGGAAAGATAAAAAACCAACTAGAGTAAAACAACCCGGTGATGTGCCTAGTGGCGAAGATGCAAAACACTTTTGGTTTGTGCCTGTATGGTGTAATGACAGAGTGTCTTTTTTAGAAATATCTCAAAAAACTGTTTTAAGTGAGTTAGCGTTTTTAGATAGCAGTGATGATTGGGGTGGTTTGGATAAACACGATGTAACCATTAAACGCACAGGTGAAGGCATGGAAACACAATATTTTGTGCAACCAGTTCCACCAAAAGCTTTATCTAAACAAGCTAAAGACACTTGGCAGGAAATGAAAAAAGACTATAAACCCAATAACTTATTTGTTGAGGGTGGTTCAGTTTACGCAAAAAGTGATGATGATGATGAGTTGCCATTTTGATTAATGTAGCTCAGAAAGGCTATCGTGGAGAAGTTGAGGTTCTTGAACTATTTGAGAACCTCAATATTCAGGCAATGCGTTCTTGGGGAAGTGATGGACGTAGTATGCGAAATGCCAAAGGACAATCTTATAAATCAGATGTTGATATTGTGGCTATGATTGATGAATGGGATTTAAAAATTCAAGTTAAAAGACGTAAAAAACTTCCTGCATACTTGCAGTTTAAAAATTGTGATCTTGTTGCTACTAGACAAGATCGTGGTAATTGGATTTACATATTACAAGCAGATACTTTTAAGGAGTTATTGAAACGATGTGTTTCGTCTGGAACAAAGATTTAGATTTAACCGACCATGTTGTCGCAGTGCAGAAAAGCGGGGTCGAAAATGAAACTAATACAGGTCTATGGTCGGAGGTGGTAACAGCCATGACCCCGCGCAACTTTAAAGGAGATTATATGACAGCCAAACAAAAAATGATTGAAGTAGTAGGTTCATGCATCAATGAAACTTTAGAAGAATATAGTAAAAAAAAGTGTGATTTATCTAATCACGATACACGTATAGACATTGCAATGGATACACTAGATAAGATTTTATTTATTATCGAAAAACCAAAATTTGAAGGACCACACGATCCTGGAGATGAAAATGACAATCCAAAAACAAAAAAAACGTCTTAAAAGAAGAAAAAACAAAATTAAACAATTAAATATGCGTCGCAATACACCATTTCATAATAAAGAAAAAAAAGCAAAAGAACGACGCACTAAACATATTACCAATTGGTTAAAAAAACATAATGACAAGTAAAGAATTAAAAAAGTTTAGAGAAAAATTTATTAAAGACGCGAATAGTCTTAGTGACAAAAAGTCAATTGAGTATACCATCTCAAATGATGATAGACTTTTTAATTTTAAAAATGTAGGTGCTCGCCTTGGCATTACGCCAGAACAAGCCTTAATGACTTATGTACTGAAACACATGGACGCAATATGCAACGATGCAAAAACAGGTGAAGTTGTAAGTGATGAAACGATTTTATCCAGAGCACACGATGTCGTGAACTATATGATTTTATATGCAGCATTAAAAACCGAAAATAACACGGAAGACAAACCAAACCATGATCACCATAAACCTAACAAAAGCGGAACAACAACTGGCGATTCTATGCGGAACAGAACGTCATTTACAGAACCGCCAAAATGGGAAGGACTCCCATAAGACTAATTTTAATCCAGATATTGTAGGCATGGCGGCTGAAATAGCCGTAGCCAGATATTGCAATCGTTATCCAGACTTAGCTATAGGTCCACAGAAGGGCGGAGCGGATCTTATTATAGCAGGTAAAAAGGTTGATGTTAAAAGCACAACCATGAATCCGGGGTATTTACAAGCATCGTTAAATAAACAAATGTCAGATGCAGACATTTACATCTTGGTCACTAATAACTTTCCAAATTTTATTATCCAAGGTGGCGTATTTAATTATCAACTCTTAAATAACACAAGTATTCGTGACACCGGGTTCGGAAATAAGTATACAGTAGAACAATCTCAATTACGTTCCTTAAAGGAGTTATTTAAGAAAAATGTTAAGCGTATCTAAGGGTAAAGTGGGCGAATTAGCAATTAGAAAAGACCTAATAGCGTCTAATTATAACGTGTATTTACCTGAATGTGACTCTGCTCAGGTTGACTTAGTAGTTGAAACACAATCTGGCATAATGAAGCGCGTTCAAATTAAAACGGTTTACAAAATGAAGACCGATACATCTATTGAAGTTGATACACGTAAATATATTAATACGGGTCGAGTTGATGTGATTGCAATCTATTATCAACCAAAAGATGATATTGCATACGTTCCATTTGAAAACACACGATCCATAAATCTTGCCTTACAAACGGCTAAAAATAATCAAACTGAAAAGCGTAAATGGTTTTACGGTTATCGAAGGTTTCCTGAGTTTAGCTAATGAAAGGACCTGTATATGTTGGAAGCGTGCAATATGACACCGATGATGGTCAAACAGCGGATCAGTACGCATATGGTAAAAACCAAGAATATTTAATTGAAAACTTAGTCGATCTATTAAGAAGGCGTCAAAACTCCGAGGTTTTGTTTGCTTCGTTTATCGATAGATCTGAAAGAGAATACGATATAACAACAGAAGTGAGGAAACTATGTTACAAGAAGTTGTAGAGGAAATGCGGGGCCGAAAATTAGTTGTTGATAAAGCAATTAAGTTTTGTTTGAAATGTAGACGCACCTGGGAAAAAGTCAATCGAAGAGCCTACACGGTATCTTATGTATGGTATGCAGCTGGCCATATACCAACTATCGGTAAAGAGAAAAAAGTATGTCCAAGGTGTAAAAAGAAATGAATATGCTTGATCTATTTTCAGGAATTGGTGGGTTTCATAAGGGTTTTGAACAAGCTGGATTTACGTTTGATTACGTAGGTTTTTCTGAAATAGACAAGTATGCAAGTGCAGTATATAAATACAATTATCCAAACGCAAAGGAGCTCGGAGATGTTAAACTTATTCGATCAGAAAACTTACCCAAAATCGACCTTATCACTTTCGGATCGCCTTGCCAAGATTTTAGCATCGCCGGGTTACGATCAGGTATGCAAGGTGATCGATCGTCCCTTATCAGCCAAGCAATTAGACTCATCGATGAATGTCGACCACGTTTTTTTGTCTGGGAAAATGTTAAAGGAACGTTCAGCTCAAACGGTGGCGCAGACTTTTGGGGAATTGTCCAAGCCTTTATCAACCTTGGGGGCTATCGATTTGAATGGGAATTGCTTAATTCACGCTGGTTTCAAGTCCCCCAGAACCGGGAACGACTCTATTTTGTCGGAATATCTGGAAAAGAACGTGGACTCAAAGTATTTCCTATCGGAAAAGCAAATAAAGTCAATGGAGAAATGGAAAGCTCACGAAAATCCACTAGACAATATAGTAAATGCTTAGTTGCACCAAGTAATCCAAAAAGTCATAGTACAATGCAGTTGGTTGTTGATAAACAGGGTAAAAAGAAAAATAATCAAACGTATGCAGCGAGTTTATGTGGTGGTGCAAATAGTGGTGGCAATCATAGTGACATGGATTTAATACAAACTGTCAGCAATGCATCTGAACGTGAACACGGATTTAAAAACGTTTCTCCAGCATTATTAAGTAGAGATTATAAAGACCCAAAAC